ACTGAAGTTGCTATTAAAAACAATGTTGTTGTTATAGCTGTATGTGAAATAACTAAACAAGCAATGACTGAAGGTATGAACATATCGTCTGTTAGAGGCTCATTTAGAATAGCATATAATGCAAGTAAAATTCTTTCACTAACAACAAAGAAAGATGGAGAAGGTATGGTTACTCAAATGATGATTAAGACAACAGCTAATAGAGAAGCAGGTGCCTTAGATTTATTACTTGATGTTAATAAACTAAATCTTGTAAATCCTGGTCATCTTCTTGATAACTTAATGAATAAAGATGGGTAGAGTAACAGAGTTCGTTCATTTCATGAATAGGAAAGACATAGGTTTAGGTGTTAATCCACCCGAGCGGGATTATACACATTTTACGCCTTGGACTAAACATAAAAGATGGCGTTATGAATACCAAAAAATGCTCAGAGAACAAGAAAAAATAAAAGCAAAGGAGAAAAAATGAAATATGATAATCCATATTTACCAATAAGAAAAGTACCTTTAGAATTTGAAGGTATAAAATCATCAGCATTTTCTGTTCAAATGGAACATAAGCAAAACTGGAATGAGGTAGGTGTAGTAAGTAGTAAATATTTATTAATACCTAACGAAGAAGTAAAACAGTTAGCAGATGATATAGTGCAAGAGTCTACACTAGAATGGTCACCATTAAAAACATTCTTTGATGGTAGAAGATACTTTTATGGATTGCAATGCAATTCTATTAAAAAGGACGTTCAACAAGATGACCCAGTTGGAATAGGCTTAGGTTTTTGGAATAGTTATGATGGTAGTACAGCATTATCATTTAAACTATTTATAATAAGACTTGCATGTACTAATGGTATGCTAACTAGAGATTACTTTCAAAACTTTAGATTTAAACACGATAAATCATCTGAAGGTTATGAAAGGCAATTTGAACAAGCTGTTTCTATAATAAATAATTGCGGTGAAAAAGCAGAAGATGTTATAGAAGGAATGACACGATTAACTAAAGCACCTTTAATTAATACCTATGATTTAAAAGATATTAGACTTAGATTACCAAACATCCCTACAGGGAATTGGGGTAAAATGGTAGATAGATACTTAGACAAATATCAAGATAATATGGACAATCACTGGGGATTTCTTAATGCTGCTACTGATATATTGTGGCATTCAGACAAACCAACTGTGTCTAGCTTTCAACAAAATCAATATATAACTGACTCATTGTTGGACGGTGTGAGGTTATAGTAGGAGGAACAACGAAGAAAGGGATGTAAGTCGTCACGTGAATCGCTTTCCCTTTCTTTAAACTAGGAGAAATATGAAATACAGAAAAATGACAAATAAAGAACAAGATAATGCATTTAAGAATATAAATAAAAGCTTAGAATTTATATTTAACAAATTACAGAATATAGAGCATTACTTAACTAGTGTTAACAATGTAGTTGAAAATTATGTATTATTTAATAATGATAAGGAAGAATTTATAAAATATTTAAAGGAAAAACATGAAGAACAAAGCGAAAAGAATGGAAGTTCACAACAAGAGAGTGAAACTGATAAACAAAGCGACAAATAATGGTAAATGTTGGTGGTTACACCAATGGATAACAGGTAATATAAACTTTTATAGGAATATAGATTAAAATTATATTAAAAGCAGAGTAGAGAGCTGTACAATAAGTGTTCTGTCATGTCTTTTACTTATTGGTGGGTCCCTTATGCCTATTTCGCGAGAGCAGCCATGGGAGTGTTCATGGGTTAGTTATTCCCCCTTTCCTCTTCCTTATTGATACTCTGCTTTTAATTCTAATTTATTTTTCTTATATTATAATACGAGAAAAAGGAGATTAATTGAGTACAACTAAAAAAACTAAAGCACCTAAAGGCAAAGAAGCCATAGGTAGTAAACCAGAAAAAGCATTGAAAGATGTTTTTTTAGAAGAAGCAACTAATGTTAGACTAAGATTAAGTATTCTTGAGAAATCTGTAAAAACTATGGAGGATATTCTTTCTAAAGTAAGAGATAGGCTTGGATTATGAAATTTATATCTAAGAAATATATAAGAATGGCATTTAAAGATGCAGGTTTGCAGATTAATGAAGAAGCTGTTGATAAAATATCAGAATCTTTTAAAATCAAAGTATCAAGTTATACTTTAGTATCTAAAGATTTAGGTTATAAAAGAATAACTGAAGATAAAATACCAATAATACTAGGAGAGTATGATGCTGGCTAAAGAAATGTCTATTGAAGATAAGGCTAGAAATATAATCACCTTTGCTAGGTCTGTAAACGAAAAGAATGTTGACAAAGTAGTAAAAGCTTTATTAAATTTAATTGAGGAACAGACTTATGAAAACTTCATCCAAGAAGGGCAAAGGCAGAAGATTACAGAATTTTGTAAAAAATAAACTGTATGAATATTTCCCAACTCTCAGAGAAGGCGATATAAAAGGTGCTGTAATGGGAGAGTCTGGAGAAGATATTAAATTATCTCCAGCAGCTAAAGACTTAATACATTATAGCTTTGAATGTAAAAATCAAGAGAGGCTTAATGTGTGGTCTTCGTTAGAACAAGCTGAAACCAACAGTAATAGCAGAGTACCTGCATTGGTTTTTAAAAGAAACCGCTCAAAAACATACATTGCAATTGAATTAGAAGAATTTTTAAAACTTATAGGAGATAATAGTGCCAAAAAAGAAACCCCACATACCTAAGTATACAGATATATTTAAGAAAACAATAAATGTTTTAGGAACAGAAGTAAGCAGCCCTTATTTCAATGAATCATCAATATCTTATTATTTTGAACTATGTCTATTAAATAGAAATTACGAAGATTTGTCAGAAAAAAGACAAGAAGAGATATGTGATTTAACTAATATCTACTTTTTTGAAAATTTTAAACCTAGTGCTTAGATTAATAGCCCTTATAATAGGTATATTGATGTGTTTTGCAGACTTTTGGTCAGGCTTCTACTTCATTGTCGCATTACAGATAATGTTGTCTTATTACGACATATTTAACGATTAATTAGTTATCTAAAATATACTCTAACCCAGGCTCTAAACCAGCCCTGATACCTTTACCTATAAAATTCATACCACCAGTTACTGGTACTGACATATTTGTTATATGTCTTGCTAAGTCCCTCATTTCCCCAGTCATTGCTACTAATACCCCTAAAATAAAATCAAATCCTAAATTAGGTAAATATCCCATCATAGTTTTCCTTCCATAATACTGAAGAAAATTAACCCAGTCTTCTTCGTCAGGTTCATCCTCTCCTGTCAATCCACCCCATAACATAAATTTCAAACTTAAAGTCATAGGTAACATCATCCAACTCATAGCATCAGATGTTATCGAACGAGTTTGTTTAAATCCAACTATCCATTTTACCATATTCCTTGTTCCTGGTATTCTTAAGAAAGGTGACATTAAAACATCCCAAACTAAAGTTATAAATCCTGTTAAAGCAAATAAGTTTCTAACTTGTGCTACAGCAGGATTAACAGTTCTTTGTTTTCTATGCCTACCTGTAGCGTAATGTGCATAAACCCAAGGAGTCATAGCTCCACCAGGTAAACCAGCCTCATAAATTAACTTCAATACAGCTTTTATGTCAAAATGCTTTAAAAATGTTCCTTGACCTAAAATCTTCTTATCACTCTTCATACTATAATAAGCTTCTTTTATTACTCTAAAGTGCCTTCCTGTCTGTTGTTGGGAAAAATATTTAAACTTACCCATCAAATTTCCTAATCCATTCCAATTCATTTGTCCTACATCTTGTGAAGATAATCCAAAATTAGTAAAGTTAGAAAAATTAACTCCAAAATCAAGAGCTTTATCAATCATCTCAGGGTCAGTATATTGCCACCAATTTGCAGAAGTATGTCCAGGTAATAAGTTTTGTTTTTGCATTCTATTCAAACCTATGATAAAGGATATTGTTCTTACAAACGCTTCCCCATCACTCATAACAAACCATTTATTACCTTTAATCATATCACTATATGTTTTTACAATATTTTGAATAGGCATTTTAATTAAAGCACCTGGTTTCTTAATCCAAGGTAATTTCTTAATGCCTTTAAAATCTAACATTTTATTAAATTCTAATTCCTTAGTAATAGCCCATTGAACAAGTCTATTTGTCCAGTATTTTGTTCTATCTTTTCTAAGTTCCATTTGTTTTTCTTTTATTTCACTAATATTTTTAATTTCAATATCTTTTGCTTTCATAAAAGAGCTTGAATTAGAAAGAATATTTGAAACATTATCAGTAAATATCTTTTGAGCATCTGCTAATGATGTTCCCTTCTTAATAAGATTGTGATACATAACCATTTCATGCAATATAGCATCTGCTGTTTTATTTTCAACTTGAGCTTTTAATAAACCATTAACTTGAGCTCTACTAAAGAACTCATTAAAACTTGTAATACCAGAATCACCCACCATTTGCTCAATCAATTCATTTCTTTTGCCTAACAATATAGGCTTATTATCCTCACCTAAAATAAGTTGACCAGTTTTTTCATCTATTCGATATTCTAAAGTATCGTCACTTAATATATTCCAAGCACTCATTAGTTGGTCCATACCATAATCTGAAACATTCTGATAAGCACCACTTACATTAGTAAGAGCTGTACTTATCTCACTTAGAAAACTACCTGATAAAAAACTACCAACACTACGCATTGATTGGTTTACTTGTCCTGGACTTCTTTTTACTTTATGCACACCTGGTATTAGGTTAATTCCTTTATTAAAAAAATTAACTACATTAGTTACGCCTTCAGTTGTAATTCCACCTGGACCTCTTAAATCATCTGGAGCAAATGGTACTTTATATAAATTAACTGCTGTCTCTATCAAAACATCTCTTGTATTGTCATTATCAGCTTTAAACGCTAATCTCATAGATTCTAGCAAATGCCCTGTCAATATATTTCTTTCTACTGTAGACATTATTTGTCTTAAATAATCATTATAAACAGCCTTTTCAGCTCTTGTATGTCTAATATCATATGCATTACTTATTCTTTTAGCATACTTATTGTGACTTGCGAAAGGTATAACTATATCATTTTGTTGGTCATAACCATACTGTCCATTATAACCTTCTTTTTGTCCTTCTAAAGCACGAATACCAGCCTGTAAGCCAGTGATTTGTTTGTCTAAATTTTTCTTACCCTCTACACTTAATTTGTTAAACTTATTGGGATTATCCATAATTCTCATCAAACTTAATGTTTTTAATCTCATTCTTTCTAAAGTACTATCAATCATAAATGTAAAGTTATCTTTATTATATCTTATTGGCCAGTGATTACTTCTTTTTTCAGCAGTAGCTCCTGATTCAAGAACAAACTCATCGTTTATATTCATACCGAAGATATTTTTAAACCTTTTAATCATTTCTACTTCATCATCAGGTAGATTAGGTATAACCTTTTTAGCTAACTTACCACCTAAAAATATAGCTCTTAATTGTTTGGTAGTATATTTATCATTAAACATTTTAGACATCTTCTCTAATAAAAAGTCAACAGATTTTTTCATTTCCATTTCCATATATTCGAAAGCAGCATCATCTATTTTTCTTCCTTCTTCAGCATAATGAAAAAACTTACCTTTTTGTGAATCATTTAATTCTAAATACCAATCTCCCTTTTGTCCTTCAGGAGGAGTATATTCTTTTAAAGGTACAGGTTCGTGGAAAGAATATCTTACTTCATTAGTTTTTGGATAAAATTCAAATTGACCTTCAATATCATTACCTTCATTATCTTTTTTGTTTATCGGTCTCCAATCGCTATATATCATAAATTGTTTGGTTTGCTCATCATAATAAATCCATCCCATCATATATCTATGAAATAATGCATCTGCTCTATCTTTAGCATCCAAAATTCTTCTACCATCTATTGTGTTAGTATAAAAACCATTAATATTAACAATCTCGGTAATACCATCAAGAACTTGCTGCATATTCATTGAAAGCCTTTTGTCATCTCCAGTTTTATAGCCCAATATTCTATTTAATTTTTTGTGGTTTGAGAAAAATAACTCAATTCTAGCACCAGTGTTAGTAGCATATTTTGCAACCTTTGTTGCTATATTGTAATAAGAGCCAGTTGGGTCAGCTAATCCAACCTGCTTAGGTGTTTTAATCTGCCTTATAAGACCACCAAAATTTCCTGTAATAAGTCCTGTTTTTGTAACAGCTCCTGCCATATCTAATACAGCTTGCATAATAATCTTTGTTGTCCCTTCGCTCATTGCAGCAATATCAATTTTACCATCTATAAAATAAGTATCTCTATCAATATGTTGTTTAATAAAATCATTAGCCATTAGTTTTATTCCAGGATTAGCACTAATTACAGCATGTATTATAGCTGCTCTTGCTTTTCTTATATTTTTCTTACCATACATTTTATCAAAAGTTTCGTCAAGTACTTCACCAGGAATTAATTGCCCTGCTGAATAATCTGCAGCTAAGTATTCTCCAACAGGAGTAGATTCATCTACAATTAACATATCTGCTATAGCATTTAAATCTTTTATTTCTTGAGTATCTTTTATAATCTCTTTGTTAGCTCTATTTATTTTGCATGTTTCACTCATTATTTACATCCTTTATCTACCATATTAAGTGGCTCATATTCCATTTTTCTTGCTTTACCAACAACTTCTGACCTTAATGCATTAGCTTCTAAGTTATATTTATCATAAAAAGCTTTCATAAAACTAGGCTCTAAAGTAGTTTCTGCCCAAGAGTTTTTATTTACAGTAGGTATACTCCCAGCAAAGTTAGCAGAAGTAACAATTTCACCTCTAACATTTTCAAGTGGAAATCCTTGCATAAAATGATAAGTAGCAGCAACTCTAGCTACATTACTTAAACCATCATAAACCTTACTCCACTTTATAGTATGTTGCTCAAAGTCTCTAGTATCTTGAGTTCTAGAACCTACAACCTTCGTTTTGTTTAAAATACTATAATAATCTGAACCCATATTTTCAGCATATTCAATACCTTTTTCAATTTCAGAATCTCTGTACTTAGTTTCAGTTATATCTTTCCCATCTTTCATTAATGCTCTATTGAAAAAGTCTTTTCTTTTTAAAGTCATATATTCCATAGCTAAGTTGTGAGCATTTCTATGAACATTGACAGAAACTTGTTGAGTACTTCTTGGACTTTTGTCTAATTTGTGATGATAAACTATATCATTATAAACTTTTGCAGGTGCGGTAGCTATAAGTTCATCTATAGCCATTGGCTGTTCATCTACTTGAGTTATACTCATTTTAGTAGTAGGAGCAAATATAATGGTACCTTGAGCATTTTGAACATTCTTTAGAGTTCTTGGTCCCCATCTTTCGGAAGTATGTTCTACTAAACCAAAACTTTCAAGAAACATTTTATCGTAAATTGGAGCCGAATCAATACTTTTTTGTCTCTTAAATCCTTTAGGTGCTGTTCCTCCTGTCTTATAACCCATTTCTTTTCCAACCTCAAGACCCCAAATATCAGGACCATATTGTCCTCCACTTATTATTATTCCATCTTGATTAAAATTCTCTAAGCCTTTCTTTAATATGTTTTTAACATCAGTTTCTACCATACCTTGTCTTGAACCTGCTATATTAATAGATGTTAAATTATTACGCGCTATCCAATCAGATAGTTCTTCAGCTGTTGGGTTGACAATTACAGCTTTATTATTACCTTTTTGTATTTCCTGTAAAACATACCTATAAGTTAATCTAGAACCAGTAGTTTGAATAAAAGCTGATTTAGTATATATACTTTCTGAACCTCTTATATCATCGATATTTTTAAAATCAACTTGCAATCCAAAATCATTCATTAATTCACTTCTATATTCAACAAACTCTAAGTACTCTTGACTAGCCTGTAATAGGGTCGTAGATTTTAATCTGTTCCTAGTTCTATTTAAACCACTTCTTATTCTTGCTGCCTTTTTAAAATTGCTTGAAAGGTGTTTTTTGATTAGCAGGTAATGTTCAAAAGATATAGGTTTTTTTGTATCAGCATATTCAAAGACTTTGTATAATACTTTATCTCCTCCAGATATAGCAGTGTCTTCCGATATTAAATAAGGTCTAAAATCCCACTCATCTAAAAGACCAAATTTAGCATTATCCATAGCTGCTTGAGCCCATATTCTCATATAAGTTTCTATATCACCCTCCCATGCACCTTTTTTACCCTTGTAAGTACCTTGTTTATGCTGAACTTTTTCATTAGGTTGTTTTATTCTGATAACTCTTCCATCAATTTTTAAATCTTCCATTACAGAAACAAATGTACCATAAGTAGATTGAACATTTACTAACTCACCTATAGCACTATAACCAGCACTAAATGCATATATTAAATCATTTCTACCATCTGTAGATAGTATAGAATGACCTTTAGAATCTTTATGGACCCAATCAGGTAATGAAATAGCTTCTACTTTTACATCACTATAGAAATCTCTAAATGCCATTGTTACATTATCGTTTGCAGAATTGTCTCCCATTAATTCAATGTGTGCAGTATCTCCATCTCCATCAGCCTCTAATTTAACTTTTACATCTATATAGTTTAAATCTACTAAACCTCTACCATTATGCATTGAAACAACTCTAGCCATATATACTCCACCCTTGTTATTAACAGGGTATCTTGATACTTGTACATAGATAGGATTTTCTTTTAACCACTTATTTACAGATTCTATACCCTGTTTATAAGCATTATTTCCAGTTTTTTCTTTATACAATCTTCTTATAAATTTAGAGCTTCTAAAAGATAACGAAACTTCACCTTCATTTAATTGCCCTGTAACATCTCCTCTTATCTCAAAAACTCCACCATCAGAGAACTCAAGTTTCATTTCAGGTTCAAGTTTCTTTGTAAAAAGCATTACATCATTTTTTGCATAAGTAGTAGGGTGTATACCTGAGTTTAATTCTATGTGCCCATAAGCGTAAGGCATCCAATTTTCAGCGTCTGACATATTTTCTTCATTATACCAATTTTGCATAAGTTGTGGGATAGATTTATTATCATTTGGAATACCAAGCATATAAGCCTGTTTCAATCCTCTTATCATTTTTTTGTAATAATTATTATAAAACACTTCTCTAATAGCAGGGTCGTGTATATAATTATAAACTTGAATACCATGGCCTACTCCATCTGTATCTTTATCATCATACTTAGTAAAGCCTATACTAGTCCCAGGTAATATTAAAGAGTTGTCATTAACATCAAATAAACCACCTATTTTAGCTTCATCTTTAGTCACAACCATATCAACATATTTACCATCAGCATCATAAATGTTTCTATTTTCATCTATTGTAAATAAAACCTTTTTAGTTTTTTTGTCTCTAATAACAAAGTTTGCTTTAGGTATAACATGCTCGTGTTTTATAGCAACTATATCCTTACCTTCTTTATGATATATAACAGTCTTAGCCTTGTTTGCTTGATATAGTCCGTGAGATGTTTCAAAATTATTAAACATACCTTGAGAGGTTAATGAGTTTCCATCTAATATATATACATCACCTAATCCTTTAATATTTCTAACTGCAGAAGTTACCCAGCTTCCATCTTTAGCGGCAAATTCTACATTATTGTAATCAAATCTATCAACCCTAAAAGAAGGCATCATTTGACTTACAGTAACTGGCGTAAATGGGATTTTGAGCCTGTCGTAAACATTCGTGCCTCCTTTAGGGTCGTTTAAATAATAAGGATAAATTTCCTTTACAGCTTTATGAACTGCTATATTTTCTGCAACTTCTTGCTTGCTCCCACTTATTAATGCATTTATTTTTGCAACAGCAGTTAATCTTATATTCTCAGCAACATCTTTACCATCATCTTTTATATATCCCTCAAGTTCTTCATTAGCAAAATAAGCTAAAGCATCTTCTGCATCTTTTTTATCTTCTTCAGTAACATCTACAATATACAACATTCCTCCATCACCTCTTGCAAATGCAATGGCCTTATCTGCTTTTCTTAATTTTTTAGTAAAACCTTCTAAAAATTCTTGTGTATACTTTTCAAAAGTTTGTCCAAATATAGGTATAGGTTTTAACTGTTTCCCTTTTTCTGTTTGAACTTCTTTTTTAATAAGCTCACCTTGAGCATTTCTTACAAAGCCTTGATTTTCATATATATCGCTATCACTTAACACATAGTAAATTCTTTCATCATCTTTGTAATTCATTTCATATAATGTGTTTTTTTCAAATGTATTGTGAGTTTGTCCTGTATGTGGATTTTCTGGTCCTTTTAAATCAATCTTAACATTTTTAAGTTTCATTACTGAACTTTCTGGTGTTTTCACAAGATACTTAGTAATAAATAAGTTATTTTTTTGATTTCTCGTACCAACTTGTTTACCATCAACTAAAACAATCTCACCGTTTGTTGCAACACTTGAATTAACCCTATTGTAATGTTTAATCAATTCTCTTAAATTCTCATTAGTAAAATAACTGCTTCTTTTATTTAATTTTCTTGCAACAAATTCTACCCAAGTATCAAACCTGTCTTTATGCGTCCCTAATTTATCATTTTCAAAGTGAATTTTAGCTTCAAAATTAATATCTCTAACTGCAGCTGCTGTAATATATATACCTAATCCACCAAACACCATCTTATCATCTATTGATAATTCTTTTTCATCTGTTCCTTTTCTTTTAATAGTATACATATCGTGAAATTCTTGGTCATTAGCCCAACTAACAACCCTACTGTCCATATCTTTATTGTTCATCCATCTTTTATAATCAGGGTCACTTTTTGCTGAATAGCCCATTCTTTCGTACTTTGCATGATTTTTATTAAACCATCTTTCAAATTCGCCCAATAACTGAGTAGGAAGATTTTCTAGCATACTTGCTCTAAATTTATTTATTTCTGCTTTTCCTCCAGATTTTCTTTCTTCTTCAGGTAATCTCTGAACTTCTTCCCATGCAGTAGTGAATGCAGCATGTATTTCTTGAACTTTTTCTGTTCTAACAGATAAATCTCCCAGCTCTATAGCTCTTTGCAGTTTTCTGTTAACTTGCATTCTTGTGTGAGGTATAGTCTTTTTATTATTTTCACCATCTAATAGTTTCTGATGTCTTTCCCATCCTTGACCAGTAATTTTATCTTGGTTTTTAATTTTAACTTGATAGTAAGTATCGACAGCTCCAGGAGGAATGACTTTTCTTATAGAAAGTCCCAATTTTTTTTGATTCTTTAAAACTTTGCTCATACCTTGAGTATACCATATACCAGCAGATGGAGCATATATTTTAGGCATACCATCATTATCTAATTTAATAAGATTATCTTTTGTTAATTGAACTTGCCCAATTCTACCATTATTGTTATATATATCGTATTCCATAGCTAAAAATGCTTCAAAAGGACTTTTTTCAAATAGACCTTTTATTACATCAACTTTATTACTAACAAAAAAAGTATGCCCTTTTCGTCCAGACATATTTTTTAATTTGCCTCCTGTTGTTGTTTCATAATTTTTTATTGCATCACTTACAATTTTTTTCATATTAGTCATATCAAATAGATTTTCAAAAATATACTTTCCATTTTCTTGTTTAAAAAGACTTGCTAACAAACCATTATAAACAATTCCTCTTGGAGTTTTAGAAAATACTATTGGCGTATTTGTTTTTTCTGCTTCATTCAAAATTGACCCTTCAACTGTATTTGCTTTATTTAAAGAACCGTAATCTCTATTAGTTGTTGAAATAGCTTCTTTAAACCACATTGCAAGAGACCCTTTTTTAAGGTCATTTATCATTTTTTCGGTAAGATGTTCAGTAGGGTTTAATTCTATATATTTAGCAACAAAAGCATTAAGCCCTAACTTATTTCTTAACTTTGAATCTAAAATTGTCTTATTTAAAAAAGGAGAAAACATATCCCATGCTGCTTGAATTTCATCGTTGTATATCCTACCAGCTCCTTTATTACCTTGAATATTAGCATTAGAAGCACCATCCGCAATATAAATATTTCCATTTTTTTGAACAGCTGAACTAGAATGAATAATTGAATGGATAATATTATTTAAGAACCATTTATTATTTTCTTTAATACCTATATCTACAATATGAGAAAGCAAAGGAGTCTCTTCGGTTTTTGCAGCTTTGTCGGATTGTTTAAAAGTTAATGCAGATATTAATGCAGGTAAATGCAATCTATTATATCTATCAGTATAATGCTCAAAACTAGCACTTATCATTGAATTTAATAATTTATTAAAAGGCTTTTTACTTGCATCATTTTCTTGTAATGTTCTGAATAAGCTAAAATTATCACGCATTTTTTTAGTGTTAAACTCACTTTCTTTCAAGCCTTCTAATCCAGAAAGAATTACATTTTCAGACCTTTTGATACCCCTTTTTAAATTATCATACAAATTAGCTTCAGAACTCTCATCATAAACATTAAATGATTGTTCTTGATATGCTGATTCGTCAATTGCTGTAATAAGTGTGCCACTATTTATTTTATTGTAACTATTTATATTATTGTAACTATCACTTATCTTGGCATTATCACTTGGCGCAAATACAGAGCTGTTAAAATATTTTACTAATTTAGCTCTATCTGATAATTTGCTAACTCCAGCATGGTTAGGTCCAGTATTAGAATAAACACCGTAAGTAGCCTGTGGGTTTATTCTAGGAACACCCATAGGATTAACATCAGCACTCATAAATACTTTATTCCCCTCAAAACCTTGACCAAGAGCGTTAAATAATTCTGAACGAAAATGCGAGGCAGCATCACCTATAAGTCTGGATAAAACAAATAATTCTAAAGAGTCTGCTCCTAAAGAATCTAAAGTAGAGGAATATTTTTTAACGATATTTTTAAAAGTACTATCTTCAAGAAGTTCTGCAAAATAACCTTTTATATTATATCCTGGCTGAACAATAAAGTCATCTGTTCCTGGACTAAAACTTTCTATTGGTTTTTTAACAGTAAAATTAAGATAAAAAGCATCATATATTTGTTTTTCAATAATCATAGTAACAAAATTTTGTGTCATAATTGTAGATTTATTATCAGAATAGTGCTTAATATCTTTAAAGAACCTTTCTGATACACTCTCAGCAAGTCCAAAATCATCATAGGCCATTGCAGGAGTCATAGAGCCACGTTTTAGAGCGTATTTTGTAAATAACCCCTCCAAATCCTGTTTATAACTTAAAAATCCCTTCATCAATTTTTTGTGTAACGAATTATCAAAATTACTTATCTTAACAGATTGTTTAATCATTTCTTCAGTATTTGTATAACCAGTTAAAGGGACTCTTTTCGTATAAATCTGTCCATCGGTATTATTTATGGTAATTCTTCTTATATCACTTAGTGCTTTATGAACGTTTGTTGCAAAGTTTAATCTTGATACTTTAGTTTTTGAATCAATATCAACCGTTTCAGAATCTTTTGTTCTTCCAAACACATTATATAATCCTATATTTTGTACTGAAATGTTATATTGAGAATCTTTTATTCTTGCCTCTAATTTTTTCATATAACCTAAATCAAACATTGCATCAGTAGTTTCTTGAGGCATATTAAACTTAAATATAACTTTACCCTGAAGAATTTCATTAATAAAATTTAAGCCTATATTTATAACATCATCTTCAGCTTTTAGATAATCGTTTTGTGTTGCTTCTGGATTTTTTTCTAAATTTCTGAGTGTACTTATCTTATCTAAAAAATCTATTTTGTCTACACCTATATTAAATGCTTCATTTAACATCGTCTCAAAAATAGACACAGCCCATGTCCCAGAAGGTGTATCGTTAGTTCTACGATTTTGAAAAGCTTTATCTTGCATAAATATATTCTGATATACTGATGCACTACCATTTTTTTCACCTAACTTTATAGTGTCATCATCTTTTTGGTCAGGCATATTAAATTTAAGTTTTTTTATTCTTGCTCCATGAATTACAGAAACCTCAAAAGTAGGCATAACTGTTTTACCAGTTTTGTAGTAAAACTCTTCACGAGGTATAGACATTAACCAAATATCATCAAAATTATTTTTCATTTCTCTTAAAATGTTATCTAAAGCTGGCCTTACAAGACCGCCCTGTCCGCTATAACCATGATTTTCAGTATAAGTCATATGTGTAGCAGACATGCCTTCTAATAGATTATGAAAAAATTCTCCAAAAAAATATCTAGGGTCAACAGTAGTTAAAAGTTTTTCATAAGATGCATTGTCTACATAACCATTTTTGTATATAACTTTTCTTAAAAAGTCCTTATCAAACATAAGTGAATTAAATACATTTGCAGTAGGTTCATAACGATTTAAATATGCAGTTACTTTCTCCATATTATCTCTTACATAATCTAAAATATCTGTTTGATATTCATGTAATATCATATCTCCATTTACTCTTTGATATACTTCATACCATCCTAATCCAGAACCTTTAAAAGTATACTTTCCTGTATTCTTCTTACGTAAAAATTCAAAGTCATGATGTTTAGGTACATGTAATGCATGATTTACAAACAGATTCATTCTATAAGATGAAGTTTCATTTTTCATGTCTTTAAACCAAGACCTTCTATGATTAAGTTGGAATCCTTTATATCCAGGTAATGCAAAAAAGGTTATATCATTTTCTTTATTGTATTCTTCATAAATTTGAATCCATTCCATAGGATTATTACTTTTTCCATCGTATTTTTTATTGTACCAATCTATAAATTTTCTAATATGCGTTTTTTCACCATCTTTTAAACCCTGCCTTCCAGCTAAATCTTTTGAAGCTATTTGTACATTTTTAGATTTTTCTATACCCTTTTTAGCAATCAATTGACTTAAGTTATCAATCAAGCCATATCTAACATTTATAACACCTGCTTGTAAAGCGGCTAATAATTCCACATCTTTTTTTACACTATCTTCTAACTCGTTAAAACTTTTCTTTCTTTGGAAAAAATCTATTTCTACGTTATTTTCATTAACTTCTGGTAAATCTTCTAATTTTTTTAATCCGTCTTTTATAGGTTTAATATTAATTGGACCCAATTCTTTTACATAGTTTTTTTGTATAACATTTACTAGTTTTTTAACCCTTTTATTAAACTGCTCTTTGTTTAATATTCCAGAACTATCTGTAGAATTAAATGCAATATCATCAAGAACCATCCCTAACATAACAGATGACATTTTTGCTTTAGATTCCGATTTTTCCATGTCTTGCTCAAATTCTTTACTTACTTTTGCTATAGAAATAGGGACTTGTTCTAAAAAGTTTAACTTTTTATTGATAGAATCAATTTCACTAAGTGCTTTCTTTAAACCTATTTTAGCTTCCTGGTGTTGTTTTTCTGGATTTTTCTTCATAGAATCAGGTAATTGATTTAAATAATCTGTAGTAACTATCTCTATTGTTTCATTATAACTATCTATATTTGAATTAAGTATTTTTAATCTTGCGGTAAGTGCATTTGTTAATCTTTCTAGATTAGAATCAAGACCTTCCATTGTAATATGGCTAATTAAATCAGTTTCGGCTATTAATTCAGACATAACAGATTCATTTATTTTTATATTTTGTAAACCACTTTTGTTTGCTATCATATCAGCTATAGCATCTAGAGAAGTATTTATATTTAAATCTTCAGCGTATATGTCATTTATATTAAGAATTTTTTTAGCAGCATCTTGACCTATTAGTTTAGCAGTTAAAAATCTACCTGTAGTACTTAAAGTAACCTTGAAATCATTAATTGATGTATCAAGTATTTCTCTTTGGTCTAATTGTTCAGAAAGCATACCATCTTCTGCCCACTTTAATTTATTGAATTTGAAATCTAATTTTAATTCAAACATCTTATAATACTCTTTTATCATTACCCACAACTTTGTAGCAAGTTCATAAAAGGTATTGTTCTTATGTTTGGTTTTAGCAAGTTTTTGTAAAGTAAAAGCCAAAAGCTCTTCACCCCAAGAATCTTCATCATATTTTATTTGAATTTTTTTAAACCTCTCAGCACCCTCTTTAGTTCTAAGTATTTTATCTACCAAACTTTTAAATAACTCGTTGTTATTTATTTTTAAATCATATATAAAAGGATGTGAAAATTCATGAAAAGGAGATTCATCATTTATTAAATCTAAATTAAAATATACAATGCCACCCTTAATCCATGCTCTACTACCTTCTTTATCTTTAGGGATTAGCTCAGGGTCTTCTATAATTCTATATTGTATTTTCCCTTCAAAAGTTTCAAATAGTGCATCCATTATAGGTATTAATTTTTCTTTTTTATTTCTTCTTCTAACGTCTATTTCCGCCTGTTGCCTAGGGGTTAAAGTAGAACCTAAAAATTGGGCTGTTTCTGCATCTGACATATCACCTATTTCTGTTTCAATATCAAGTATTTTTTCTTCTCTTTCAAACTCTGTTTTACTTAATTTTTTTTCTTCTTCTGTAATTCGTTCTTTCCAGACACCTTTTTTTATATTAGCATCTATATTTATTTGAGCAAATTCAATAGCTTCTTTTATTGTTGGAATACTTCCAGCTGTAAAAGTGTATCCAGTCCTTTCATCAACAACGTGATAACCTGTCTTCTCTTTATATACAAAAAACTTTCTTTCAGTATTTTTTAATTTAACCCTTTTACCAGAAACTCTTTTAGGACCATCATTGGTCATTGTTCTAAATTCCTCATATCCTCTTTTATGTTTTAAAACTTCATCCTGATTTGTAGTTTTTACTTTTTCGGTTTGAAGGTCAAAACCTGCCTTTTTAGAAGGTTTTTTATCCTTCCCTTTGCTTAACATCTCTTCGACTTTTTCTGAGTCTTTTTGCACCTTTTTGTCTGTAGGAGGCTTACTATCTGCAGGGGCTGTTGGTGGTGGAGTTACTGTTTTTGTAGTAGGTGGAGTTTTAGCTTCTGTATCTTCAACAATAGTTTGGCTAACAGGAATATTAGCTAGTTTAGATTCATAATCTTCAATAATCTGTTTAATTGAATCAACCTGTTCGTTTTGTCCATCAAAATAAATACCTAATTTTTGATAAAATTGGTCCTTATTGATACCTAAATCTTGTAAAATTTGAGGTCTTTCTTTTATAAGGTTTATAAGTGGTTCAGGATTGGATTCTAATTCATCATTTAAATTTAAACTTTCTTGTTGTTCTTCCCATATTGTTTCTGCTTCTCCTTTTGTAAACCCTGCACCATGGTCTCTTATATCTAAACCCATAAATCCAAGAACCATTATATTTTCTTCACCAGCTTTATTGTATTTTTCTATTTTTTGGCTAACATTATCAGTATCATCAGTCTCGACTTGTTCGCTAATATCTTTATCAAACCACTCAACTTCTTTTTCAATCTGTTCTATACCTCCATGAGATTCAGCGATTTTCTCCATATTAGCAATATAATTTTCATATTGAGTTTTTAAAGTTTCTGCTTCTTTTTTGTTTAATTCTTTTTTGTGTCTATATATAATATCACCATCTTTAGATTTGATGATAATTTGTTTTTTACCTTTAAGTGTCGGTTTTTTACCCTTTTTTGTAGCAGGTCCTTCTACTTCATAATCTATTACTTCAACGCTTCCACCTAAACCTTCTTTCATATTAACTACATCTAATTTTTCCATCTTAGCAATGTAAGATATTTTTAATGCTTCTGCTACCTTAAACGCTTCTTTAAATGTTTTAAATCTTGTTTTAATAGGTTTTCCAGTTTGAGGGTCAGTAGCAGAATCTCCTTTTAATTCAAATCTATTTTCGTAATCAGTTCTTCCTGTAGTTTTAGGAGTTACACCATCAGCTTCGTAAATTAGTTCACCATTTTTATCTGTTTGATATTCAGGAGGAGCTTCGTATATAACATATTCGTTAGCTTTACCTTTGGTTTTAACTGTTTCAACAACTGGTGTATTTGCCCCTTCTCTAAATGCAAACTTTTTGTCTCTCCAATTAATATATCTTGAACTGCCTTTTATACCTTGAACAGGACCAGAAACTGAACCTATAGACATAGCCCCAAGCATACCACCTACAAAATCAGTAAGAAATTCTTCTCCTCCATATGAAAACTCTTTAAATCCTTCATCTTTCCAGCCCCATGAGGCAAAAGTTTGACTACTTAAAGATTGTAAAACTTCCTCTACACCCTCAACAATACTCCCAGCCACAAACTTTGTACCTGTACTTGCAACTTTACCTAAAAGATGTTTTCTTAAAACTTTATCACCTCTTATTAATTCTCTATAAGTAATATCACCCATTCTCTTCATCATAGCATTATAAGTCATTAAACCAGGTAATTTTTGAAGTTTTTTAGCAACCATACCCTTACCCATAGCGATTGTGTTACCTGTCGCTATATCAAATATGAGTCCAGCAGATAATTTTTCTATATAACCATTAACAACAGCGGTAGCAATTGTAGCCATAGTAGAGGCATCTATAGCATCATCATCGCTCATACCTTTTCTATACAAACCACCATCTTTACTATAATATTTTTCATTTTGGTACTGATTTAACATTGAACTTAAAGTAAATGTTTTGTTATATCCTGGATGATAAAATGTGTCGTTATCTTTAAAATATTGGTTTTTATATAAATCTCTAGTTATTCGTAAATCTTCTTCCATTACATCTGAGTTTACAAGTCTGTCATTAGTTAAATATTCTATACTTTCATCTAAATGACCTATACCTTCCATAACACCACCAGCAATTCCAGAACCCCATGCAAAACCCCTTCCAAACTCCTTTCCTGTGACTTTAAGCATTTCCTTTCCTTTGCCTTTTTTGAAAGCATTTAAAGCCTTAAGAGTACCTAATATCATACCTGCTGTTTTAGTAGTTATAATAGAAGGAACCACACTAGTTGCTATTGCAGTTAATTTTTTAGTATTCCAGTCACCTTCTGTTAATTTTTGACCTTCTGTCCATCTTAATGCAGCTAATACATCTGGATTTTCTCGTAAATATTTTTCCCATTGCTCATCAGAATCATCTTGCATTCTTACTAAATTTGCAGAAAGCGTTTTACCTAATCCTTGAAACAAGTTGACTTCTTCAGTCCAAATCTTATTATAGTTCCAATTAAACAAATCGGTAGCATATTTTCCATCTTTTTCATCGGTAGGTATATCGGTTAACATAGGACTACCTTCAAGCAGTCTTTGGCTATTAACTGTAGCTAATGCTTTATTTTTTGCATATCTTTCTAAAATAAGGATTCTTTGTTCAGGAGTCGCGTTTTTTACTTCTTCTTTAATTGAATCAGGTAAATTAGATGAGGCAGTTCCTTCATTATTAGCTATACCATTCCACGTACTTGCAGGCAATCCTGAACCTTGAATTTTTCCTAATATGTTATCAAAACCTTCACCCATATCAGTTACCCCATCAATCGTAAATTGTATAGTATTAGGTATTATTGTATCGAGAAATCTAAGACCTTGATATAGATGTCCCTTAGCAGTTGTCCACCATGCAGGTTCAGTTATTTTGTCTAATAATTCAGGACGGTTTTGTGCTATATACGCATATGTTTCTTTATCGGATTTTAAATGAAATTGAGGATAAGCAGTTTTAAAATCATTTACTAAATCATTCTTTGCATAAAAATCAAAATCTTCATTTCTTGCCTGACCTAGTTGTTCTTGCGTTCTTACAGGAACAGTTTCATAATATTCTTTTTGAGGAGGTTCTCCTAAACCAAAGAAAGGCATTACGCCACCCGTTATTTTATTACCTAACTCATCAAAAGTTTGCATACCAACTTCTGATTCTAATGAGGTAAGCCCTAAAATCCCTTTTGGTTTATATCCTGTTCCTACTTCACGAGTTAAATCAGGGTCAAGTTCTTCAATAGGAGTATCTTGAGCTTTTATTTTCTCATCTTCTATTGCATCTAATGATGTAAGTACATCTTCTTTTATTACTTGATTTATTTTTTGTTGTTGTAATAATTGTTCTAATAAGTCATCATCATTTATCAGTCTGTTATAATTACCCATTTACACCTCTATTATATATTTAAAACGTAGATACTCCACCTTGAATGTACTTAAAAAACTCAGGAGTTATATCTTGTGGACTAAACTGTGGATTATTTAAAGTAACCCACCAAGATTGAAGCATTTGTCTAAAATATAATTCACGATTTCCAGCTGTAGAACCTACATCATAGTCCCCTGCTTCTTGACCTATACCACCAAAATCTAATCCACTACTTTCCCAAGTTCCTTTACTATCCTT